CTGGAACCCCGAATACAATAAAGGTTGGGAGCATGCGGATAGCTGTTGGGGCTTTGTTGGTGCATATGATCCAGAGTCAGATAGATACAATCATTATATTGTTGACGAACTGTGGAGTCGCTAGGTCAAACAAACTGGAGCAAAGCAAAATGAAGAAAAACACCGAAATTAAAAGGATAGTCGATATCGGCCTTTCTGGCGGAGACGAGCTGCCAACTTCTTTTATTTTAGATGTTATTGGCGAGGATCTAATACACCTAGAAATCCGGGGATATCGATGGGACGATATTGCAGACAAAACTTTACCATGTAGAATTTTTGATACAATGCGAGTGTACCAGATTGACAATCTAGTCGCTGCATTGCTTGCGTGCAAACCGAGGACCAAGGCGAGGACCAAGGCGAGGACCAAGGCGAGGACCAAGGCGAGGACCAAGGCGAAGGCGAAATAGTAAACCTCAAAGCAAGAATAATGGACCGCTTGTTATTCATTTTGTGATTGTCAAGCGGTTTTTTATTTCGCACCCATCGCCTTTCCCGCCACCGATCCAGCCCAGCCCCCAGGATCCAACCCAGCCCATAACCCACTGGAATTATTGGAATTTCCATACAATTACCAAAGCACCTGCGGGCCCTCTGGCTCCTGGATAAATGAGAATGATTATCAATCTCATTTTTAAGTGCTTGAAATCATTGAACATTTGGATCCTGAGAATGATTCTCATTATCGGAATCCGAGACTATAAATTTAGAGGGGGGTGGGGGTTATTGTTGGAATTTTTGTTTGCCAAGCGTCCCAAAAAATTTTACGATGCCTGAAATCAAATTTACCTTGAATATGCTTGCTAGATAACTTTTGGAGCCATCGGTGACGATAGGCCGCAAACCTAACACCAAACGGCCCCCAGCGGGCTCTCATCATACGGCGGCTTTCAGCGTCTTCGATGCCGATAACCACCGAGCGATAATCAACCTAGTCCCCGATTCTTTGCGCGACGCATTGCTTCCTCTTAGGGAGCGATTTTCCGAGATGCAGCAGAAGCCAGAGGCCGGGATCAGAAATCTCGTAAAGCCGGATGAGCGCGATGAGCGTCTGCGCCTAAACTTCTGGGACGAGTACAACTACGCAACGCAGATCGACTCCGAGATTCGAATCAACCAAGTGCTCCAGGGAGTCTGTTCCGTGGAGTGCTGGTACGAGTTCTATCTAAAGTCTCCGTTGAAGCTCATTTGGATGTTGACTCCTCCAAAGTATTACAGTCAGTCGATGAAGTTCATTTTGAACATGGGGCTCGACCGTCTAACGGAAATGATGTCCGCAAAAGTTGTGGACAAGGACGGAAAGCTCGATGTTCGTGCAGCGGGTGTGATTCTAAAGGCGTTCCATCTTGTCGATCTACGGGTCAAGGGTGCGATTGCTCAGAAGGTCACGATTGATCAACGCACGATGAATCTGAATGCCGAGGTGAATGCCGAGCACATGGCACGTCTTCAAATGGACGAGCTTAGAAATCTTTCACCCGATGAGTTGCTAGAGTTAGAAGAGCGCGCAAAACTTGCCGAGCGAGCTTCGCGTGCGATGCTTCGCGGCGAATCCCCCGATACAAAAGAGGCGGTGCTGGATATTGCCTTTGGCAACAACGACACTGGGCTTCCGGCAAAAATCGACGATTTGATTGATCACGAGCCAGAGACGTTAGAACTGCCCGATGTGAAGATCTGATGACCAGGATTGCTACGCATAAAAAAGAAGTTCGCAGGGGCCGTCCAAGAAAGGTTCCCTACGAAGGCGATAACAAGATCTCAGGCCCAAGGCAGAGAAATCAAGTCGATGCAAGGACTCTGGAGCCGCCATCACTTTCATCTCAGATTGAGTTAGTAAAAAAAGAGTTACCACACATTTACGGATGGAAATGGTATTCATGGGCAAAAAAGTTTTTTGAATCTGAGAACCGCGTAAATCTTTTGTGTGCGGCCAACCAAATTTCCAAATCATCCACTGCGATAAGAAAAAACATTGAGTGGGCATGTAATAAAAAGATCTGGAAGAAAGTTTTCAAAAGAAGAGATCCAAAGCTTTTCTACTACTTCTACCCTACTGCCGATGTCGCGACGATTGAGTTCCAGAGCAAATGGGTTCCAGAGTTTTTGCCACAAGGCGCGATGAGAGACCATCCCGATTATGGATGGCGGGTGGAATACTCTGGCGGGCAAGTGGACTCGATTCACTTTAACACTGGCGTGATTCTTTACTTCAAAGCGTATTCACAAAAAGTGATCAACCTTCAGACCGCTACGGTCGATATGATCACATTCGATGAGGAGGCTCCTGAGAATTATGTTGACGAATCGTTGGCGCGGCTTGTTGCTACGGACGGATATTTTAACATGGTCTTCACGGCGACGATTGGCCAACCACTCTGGTTTCGTGCGATGGAGTGCATTGGGACACCGGAAGAGACTTTTAAGCTTGCCCACAAGCAGACCATCTCGATGTATGATTGCCAAGTCTATGAAGATGGCTCCGAGGGCGCATGGCCGCTAGAGCGGATTAAAAAGCGCGAGCAGATGTGTACATCAGAGGCCGAGCGTCTTCGTCGTGTGATGGGGAGATTTGTAAAAGATGAAGGTAAACGCTATCCGGCTTTTTCGATCGCTCAGAATCGCACGACCGAGGTTGAGATTCCAAAGGATTGGAAATTTTATGCGGGAGTGGACATTGGTTCAGGTGGTGCGTCTAGGTCGGCAGGAGCTATCGTTATACTTGCGGTTAACCCTGCGTACACTTCCGGTCGGGTGGTTAGAACCTGGCGAGGGGATAACGAAGATACAACAGCAGGGGACATCCTCAACCGATACTTAGATCTGTGTAAGGGTCTAAAGATCGAGCAAGCTGCGTATGATCACGGATCAAGAGAGTTTGCGTTGATTTCTGCTAGGCTTGGGGTTCCTTTTGTTCCTGCGGAAAAGCATCACACCTCTGGGCTCGATACGACCAACAGTCTTTTTAAGCAGAGGGCCTTGCTGGTCGAGGCCGATAACTACGACAACGAAAAGTTGATCATTGAGCTAGAGACTGTCCCTAAAGAGAAGACGACCAATCGAAAGTTCAAGGACGACCTTTCCGATTGTCTTCGTTATGTGGTGAAACTTGTTCCTTGGGACTTTGCGTCGATTGGCTTTACTCCTAACGAGATCCAGGCGGGTCCGGCCCACAACAGTCTTTCCGAGTTTCCAAAGGCTGGTTGGTCAGAGCACCAGTACAACCAATGGGAGCAAAGGATGCGTCGGGGGGAGATCCCTTCCAGTCGGGAAGAAAACTACGATATTTATGAAATGATTGAGGCGTGGAATGAAGAGTACGGAAGCTAAAGACTTGACAAAACCTCGGAACAGTTCTCAAATTGCACAATTATGTCGTATGATTGAAGTGTGTGCGAAGTTCGGGGCTAGGACTCTGGTTTATGGCGATTTGCGGGTGGAGTTTGGTCCTGAGACTGGGACACTCGCTAATTTCCATCATACCGAACCCAGCCCAGATGTAAATACTCCTAGCGCAACAAAAGAGTTTACGCTCGCCGACAAGGACTTGTTGGAAGAGATCAGAAGGGAACAACTGATGCTCGACAGTCCTTTAGACTACGAGAACGAAGTAATCGAACAACATTTACGGCAGGGAGCCATGAATGAAGCCTTTGAAGATCGACGAGCTTAATTCTTTATACGAGGATAGTAAAACCGTCGATCGAGAAGCACTTGCGGAGATGCGGAGTAACATACTTCTCATTGCAGGTGAGCACTATTCACGAAAGATGAATGAGTGGTGGAACAGAACACGCACCAATCAGCAGCTTTCTGAGAACTACAAGATTAGGATCACTAAGAACTGGGTCCATCGGGCGCACAGGATCTATGTTTCCTCGATTTTGAACAAGGCCCCTGGAACAAAGATATCCCCAAGAAATCCCCTGGAGCTTCAGGACCAAAAAGATGCCGAGCTTAACCAGTCCGTTTGGGAGTACGCCAAGGATAAGTATAAGCTCAAGTCATTTTACCGCGACATGTGTTCCGATTTTTGTGGGACTGGTGAGTGCGCGGTAAAAATCTACTTTGACCCTAACAAGGGTTATCTAAAAGGCTACGCACCAAAGGTTGACGAAGCGGGCCAGCCGATTTTAAACGAAATGGGTGAGCAGGAAGTTAACGAAGACGAGCCAGTGTTCTCTGGTGAGTTTGTTTTCGAGCGGATTTATGCGCATACCTTGTTTCGCAACGCTTCGGCAAAGCAGATGTCTGAATCTGACTTTTTTGGGATCGAAAAGATGGAAAAATCTTCGATTCTAAAGAAACGCTACGCCAAAGATCCTAAAAAGCTCAGATTCATCGAGGAATCTAACGAAGAGTTTGTAGTTTTTGACTCCAATAAGAACGGCTACACCAAAACCAAAGATCAGACTTTGATTCGTGAGTATTATTTCTATCCGACACCAGAGATGCCGGAGGGATATTTTTATATCACAACGAAAGCCGGGATTTTGGAAGAGGGATCACTTCCTGCTGGTAAGTTTCCGATCAGATGGAAGGGATTTGACGAGCATCCGACCAAGGCGCGTGCGACTTCTATGGTAAAGATCGCTAGGCCGTTTCAGGCT